ATGAGCAACCCGTTACCAGCGTTTGAGATTCACGCCGGTTTGACCGTCTCGCAGGCGGCAAAACTGCTGGGTGTCGCCGCGCCGACGTACTACCAGTACAGGCGAACAGGGAAGATGCCAGAAAGCATTCGGCGACATATTCAGTCGTTGAGGCTTCACCCGAAGTCGGTACTGAACAATCTGATCAAGGAGCACGTATATGACGACAGTGAAGACACGCTCTAAAGCAGGGGCACCAGTCATCATTGACGACGAGAGCATTGCGATCATCAATCAGGGTGCATCGCTTGTGCAACTGGCAGAGATGTTCGGCAAAGACAGCCGAGATGTCAGGAAGAAGTTGCTCGCAGGGAACGTGAAACCTGTTGCCGAGCGACGGGGCTACCAAATCTACGCGGTAAAGGATGCCGCACCTTTCCTGGTCACACCGGCATACGACATTGACGAGTTCATTGAGCGAATGAGCTATGCCGATCTGCCCCACCTGACCCGGAAAGAATTCTGGGCAGGGATGCGGTCACGCCAGCTTTACGAGAAAGAGGCAGCAGAACTTTGGCCGACATCGGATGTCGTCGACACGATCTCGGAACTATTCAAGACCCTCCGGATGTCCTTGCTGCTCTTTCGTGAAAGCATTGAGCGTGAAACAGAGTTGTCCGACCGCCAACGGGACATCCTGGTTCGTATGGTAGATAGCGCAATGGAAGACCTCTATGCAAAAACAGTCAACAAGTTCTCGGGCCAAAAACATGCACTCGGACGCGTCGGTGTTCATGGTGAGCAAGTCGCTGACGAAGAGGAGCTATGACACTATCGGTGATCTCGTTGTAACCCTGGCTGACTTGCTCCGACCACCGGAGCGCCTTACCGTCTCACAGGCTGCAACGAAGTATCGGAGGCTGAATAACCCAGGCTCGTACTCTGGACCGTGGGACAACACGCTCGCCCCGTACATGGTCGAGCCGATGGACGAACTGACCAATGCCAGTCTGAAGGCGTTCGTGTTTGTCGGGCCTGCTCAATCCGGGAAAACGGACAGTCTGCTTCTCAACTGGCTTACCTATAGCGCGAAATGTGATCCGATGGACCTGATCATGTACTCGCCGTCGATGGCGGCTGCACGCGACTTCTCCATGCGCCGGGTCGACCGCCTGCACAAGCACAGCCCCGAGATCGGTGATCTGGTCCGCAAGGATCGTGATGCTGACAACAAGTTCGACAAGCATTACTCGAATGGCATGATGCTCTCGCTGTCCTGGCCGTCGAGCACGGAGTTCGCAGGTAAGTCGATCCCCCGCGTGGCGCTGACCGACTATGACCGGATGGAAGACAACGTGGACGGCGAAGGCTCGCCGTTCGACCTTGCCTCGAAGCGTACGACGACCTTCGGCACGTTCGCGATGACGCTTGCCGAGTCATCGCCGTCACGTCAGCTTGAAGACCCCCGGTGGATCAGCAGCACGCCCCACGAGGCACCGCCGACGACCGGTATCCTGGCGCTGTACAACCGGGGGGACCGTCGTCGCTGGTACTGGCCCTGCCCGAGTTGCTGGCAGTATTTCGAGGGTGAGTTCTCGATGCTCAAGTGGGAAGACCTCGGTGACGACGTGAGTTCGGCTGAGACGGTTCGCATGTGCTGCCCGAAGTGCGGACATGAGATTCAGCCGAACGACCGGCACGACATGCAGCAGTGGGGAAAATGGGTCAAGGATGGTCAGGCTGTCGACAAGTTTGGCCGCATCTACGGGAAGGCGTATCGCTCGTCCACCGGGTCGGCGTGGCTCAAGGGTGTCGCGGCTGCGTTCTCGACGTGGAAAGGTCTGGTTGAGACGTACCTTGCTGCCCTTCGTGAGTTTGAGCAAACCGGCAACGAGGAACCGCTGAAGAAGTTCTACAACACCGACCTTGCTGAAATCTACATCTCCAAGGCGATGGAAAGCGAGCGTATCCCCGAGCACCTGAAAGCCCGTGCCGAGATATTCGAGGAAGACGAAGAGTTACGAGTGGTGCCGGAAGGCGTGCGGTTCCTGGTGGCGAACGTCGACGTTCAGAAAAACATGTTCGTCGTCCAAGTGCACGGTATCTGCCCAGGGTCACCGTTCGACATTGTAGTTATTGATCGCTTCGACATCCGGAAGTCCCGGCGTATCGATGATGACGGTGACGCTCATTGGGTGAAGCCTGCATCCATGCAAGAGGATTGGGACTTGATCACCGAACTGGTCATCGAGAAAAGCTATCCGCTGGCCGGTGACCTGACTCGTGCAATGGGAATACGGTTCACCACATGTGACCTCGGTGGTAAGGCCGGTGTTACAACAAACGCTTATGATTACTACCGCAAGTTGCGTGCCGAGAACAAGAATGGGCGATTCAGGCTGGTCAAGGGTGACCCTCTGCCCAATCAACCACGAGTCCGTGAGACGTTCCCAGATGCCTCGAAAAAGGACAACAAGTCAGCGGCTCGCGGTGACATCCCCGTACTCATGCTCAACTCCAACGTGCTCAAGGATTCACTGTCGAATCGCCTGGACTGTATTGAACCCGGCAAAGGCATGGTCCGCTTCCCTCACTGGCTTCCAGACTGGTGGTATCGCGAAATGTGCTCGGAACACCGTACCCCAAAAGGGTGGGAGAACCCGTCGCACAGTCGCAACGAAGCATGGGACTTGGCGTACTACTGCATCGGTGCATGTGTGTCGAAACACCTGCTCGTCGAACACCTTGATTGGAAAAACCCACCCGGTTGGGCGGCTGAATGGGACAAGAATGACCTCATCCACAAAGTCGATATGCCAAGAATGTTTGCACAAGATCGAACTTTGGATTACGATTTCTCAAAATTTGCTGCGAGGCTCGCTTAATGTCGCTCACGACTCAACAGATGGTTGATAATCTAACCGATGCTCGGACGGCATACCACGACCTGATCACCGGCAAAGCGCCTCGTGTCGTGGTCGATAGCAACGGGGAGCGCGTAGAGTTTTCAGCAGCCAACTCACAGAAGCTCTACCTGTACATCCAGCAACTCGAATCGCAACTCGGTTCATCGGTTGTCCCGGTTACGCGTGGCCCAGCAGGGTTCGTCTTCTGATGAAAAATCCGATCATCGCGGTCAGCGGTCCCGTTGAACAAGTCGCCTTCGGTGGTGGCCTGGAAGGCGCTGAAGCTCGCTCGCGTGAAACCGCACGCTGGACCCCCTCAATGCAGTCGCCCGACCAGATCATCAACGGTGCAAAGCCGTTGGCCGATGCTCGCGGTCGCGACATGGTGCAGAACGACGGGTACGCGTCTGGTGCAGCCAATCTGCACAAGGACAACATCGTTGGTTCACAGTACCGCCTCAACGCGAAACCCAACTGGCGTTTGCTCGGTGTCGACGAGGCGTGGGCTGAAGAGTTCCAGCTTGCCGTCGAGTCCCGCTTCCACACTGCCGGTGAGTCCGAGGAGTGCTGGTTCGACGCTGCTCGCAAGAACACGTTCACTGGGATGATCCGACTTGCTGTCGGCGGCTTCGTGCTGACCGGCGAAGTGCTCGCAACGGCTGAGTGGATCAAGAATGAACCGCGCCGCCCGTTCAAGACCGCGATCCAACTGATCTCTCCTGATCGCCTGAGTAACCCTGACGGTGTGAGCGATGACCGCTTCCTTCGTCGCGGTATCCGCAAGGATCGTAACGGTCGTTCGATAGCCTTCTGCATTCGCAACGGCTTCCCCGGCGAACCGTACGACCTCGGCTCGTATTTCTGGCGTGAAGTCCAGGCTGAAAAGCCGTGGGGTCGCAAACAGGTCATCCACATCATCGACCAACTGCTTCCCGACCAGTCACGCGGCATCGCCGACATGGTTGCTGCGCTGAAGCAGATGCGAATGACGAAATCGTTCCAAGAGATCACGCTGCAGAACGCCGTGGTCAACGCCTCGTACGCTGCTGCCATCGAGTCCGAACTGCCGAGTGCCGACGTGTTCGCGACAATCGGTGCATCCGGTACGGGTGGCACGATCTCAGGGATGAACGAGTACCTTGGGAATTACCTCGGTGCCCTGTCGTCCTACCTCGACGGTGCGAAGACCATCGCACTCGACGGCGTGAAGATTCCGCACCTCTTCCCCGGCACCAAGCTCAACCTGAAGCCGGTCGGCACCCCTGGCGGCGTCGGCACCGGGTTTGAAGAATCCCTGCTGCGTCACACCGCTGCTGCCCTTGGTCTGTCCTACGAGCAGTTCAGCCGTGACTACACGAAGACGAATTACTCGTCTGCCCGTGCGTCGATGAACGAGACGTGGAAGTTCATGCAGTCGCGCAAGAAGGGTGTCGCTGACCGCACCGCGAGCAACATCTATGCGCTGTGGCTTGAGGAAGAGATTGCATCTGGAAACCTGCCGCTGCCGAAGGGTAAGAACCGCGACTGGTTCTACTTGCCGATGGTGAAGGACGCACTGTGCGAGTGTGACTGGATCGGCGCAAGCCGGGGTCAGATCGACGAGACGAAGGAAACCCAGGCAGCGATCCTCCGGATCAAGTCGGGCTTGTCGACGTACGAGAAAGAATGTGCTCGCCTCGGTGACGACTTCCGGAAAATCTTCGAGCAGCAGGCTCGTGAGCAAAAGATCATCGAAAAGCTCGGACTGTCGTTCTCGATGGATGCCTCGAAGAAGAACTCGGGTGACCAGCAGGGCTTGAGTTCCGAGAAGCCGAAGAAGGAAAAACAAACGAAGGCACAAGCTGCCGTCGAATCCGTTGAGGAAGAACTATGAGCAAGCAACTCTCACAAGTCGTGTCTGATCGACTGAACATGCAGCCGGTTATGATCTCCCCGGCGCACGTCAACATGATCACTGACAGTCTCCGTCAACTGTACGGAGCGAATCACGACCAGGAGGAAACCGCAGCGCAGCGTGCCCGTGCTGATCTCCTCGCCGCATACGGCTACGAGTACGAAGCCCAGGCCGAAGAAAAGCCGTTCGTCTTCGCTGAAGGTATCGCGTTCATCCCTATCACCGGCCTGCTGATCAATCGGTTCAGCCGCTCGTGGGGATGGGTCACCGGCTACAACTTCATTCGCTCTCAGTTGACCGCTGCACTGGACGACAGCGATGTGAAGATGATCGTGTTCGACTGCCACTCCGGTGGTGGCGAGGTGTCGGGCTGCTTCGAACTGTGTGCCGACATTCGTGCTTCCCGCGAAGTGAAGCCGTCTGTGGCAGTGGTTGACTCTGCCAGCTACTCGGCTTGCTACGCCATTGCCAGTTCGGCAGGCAAGATCGTGGTCACCCCGTCAGGTGGCGTCGGCAGTATCGGCGTCGTCGCGATGCACCTCGACTATTCGAAGTGGCTCAGTGAAGTCGGTATCAAGGTCAGCTTCATCTTCTCGGGCGATCACAAGGTCGACGGCAACATGTACGAAGAGTTGCCCGAGCCTGTCCGCAAGTCCATTCAGTCGCGTGTTGACGCGACTCGCAAAGAATTCGTGTCCCTGGTGGCAACAAACCGGGGGCTGGATACCCAAGTCGTGTTCGATACGCAAGCCAAGTGCTACACGGCAAGCGAAGCTCTCGACATGGGTCTTATCGACGCCATTCAGCCGCCACTTGAGGCAGTCCAGGCGTTCCTCATCGAGCTATCCGGCTCGGTAACCATTCAGGAGAAAGATATGACTACCACTGCTGAAAAAAAGCCGGGTGCTGATAGCGCAACCACCCAGGCTGAAACCTCTGCAACCACCAAGGTCGACACCGTCGCGGCTGTCACTGCTGAACGTGAGCGCATCAAAGCGATCACGACGCACGAATCCGCTGCGAACAAGTCTGCCCTGGCTAACCACCTTGCGTTGAATACCGATCTTTCGGTTGATGCCGCTGCTGCGATTCTGTCTGCCGCTGCTGCCGAAACCAAGGTTGAAGAAACGACTGGCACCAATGCCTTCCAAGCCGCAATGAATTCCTCGGATCACCCGAATGTCGGTGCTGACTCGAACGGTGGCGAAGCGATGACTGCTGCTCAGCAAATCTTGCACGCGCAAGAACTCGCCACCGGCATCAAACACTGATCCGATTAACGCAACACCCCATTAAAGGAGATACATCATGGGCGTAGTAGACAAAGACCTCGCAACGAGTGAAGTGTTCGGTGCGACAAACATCACCCCGCTGTTCGCCGGTAACGCGCCGGTCGTCACGGAAGAAGGCATCGTCGATACCGGCGTGCTCGCCAAGTACACCGTGGTCGGCAAGATTACGGCTACTGGCAAGCTGGTTGTCCTCAATCCGGCTGGCGCTGACGGCTCGCAGACCCCGTACGGCATTCTGACCCAAGCGGTCGACGCAACTGCTGCCGACGTTCGCGTTGGCGTGTATGTCGCTGGCTTCTTCAACGATGCCGCTCTCGTGTGGCCTGTCCACGCTTCCTACGACACGCTGATTGAGCGTCAGGCCGCATTTGCCCGTACGCCGATCCGCATCGGCACCGTTCGCCTGTAATCGGCGGCAACCCTCTTCTCAACAAAGGAATAACCATGAAACAGATGAAACTGCAGCACATCGTCAGCGCATTGCTGATGTTTGCGTTCGGCGTTGCTTACGCAGCCGGTGTACCGCTCCCCTTCGACACCAACACTGCGATGGCAGTCGGTGTTCTCGGCACCATGGGCGTTCTGGATACCTCGACGCTGCTTGAAGTCCAACGTGTCCAAAAGACGCCGACGAGCTTCTGGTTGGAGAAGTGCTTCCCGAAGCAAATCAACTTCACCACCGAGTACATCGCATTTGACCGTGTGAGCGAAGACTTCCGTCGCCTTGCCCCGTTCGTTGCCCCGAATGTCCAGGGTAAGGTCATGGCAACCGAAGGTTCCGACATGGTGAACTTCAAGCCTGCCTACGTGAAGCCGAAGCACATCGTCGAACCGGATACCGCCCTCGTTCGCAAGCCGGGTGAAGCCCTCGGTTCGGGTTCGATGACCCCGGAACAGCGCCGCAACGCTACCGTCGCCGATCTGCTGGCTCGTCACAAGACGATGCACGCGATGACCCGCGAATGGATGGCTGCGAAGGCAATCATCGACGGCAAGGTGACCATCGAAGGCGAAAACTACCCGAAGGTTACGGTCGACTTCCGTCGTGATGCCGCCCTGACCATCGTTCTGGCCGGTGGCGCGAAGTGGGACCAAGTGACGGCTGATCCGCTGGCCGACATCAAGTCTGCCCGTACCGTCTCCAACGCCAAGTCCGGTGCCGTCATTCGTGACATCGTTTTCGGTGCGAATGCCTGGAAACTGTTCAGCGACAACACCAACGTGCAAGCCCTGCTCAGCACCCAGACCCGTGGTTCCGCTTCCGATTTCTCCAAGATGGTTGACGGCTTCGAAGATTCCGTCGAATACCTTGGTCAGTTGAGCGGTATCAACGGTGCTGGCCTGATCCGTCTGTGGCTGTACTCGGGCAAGTTCCGTGACGAAGCCAATGTCCTTCAGGACATCCTGGATACCAACACCGTGGTCGGTGTCGACTTTGCCACCGTGCAAGGTCACCGCTGCTTCGGTGCCATCCGTGACGGCAAGGCTGGCTTCCAGGCTCTCGATATGTTCCCGAAGATGTGGGAAGACGAAGACCCGTGGGCTGAGTACATCATGACCCAATCT